CAGTCTGGCCAAGAATTTTCTTGAGTTTTTTGAGACAGGATTCAAAGCAGTAAAAGACAAGTTTCCTATTCCGGTTTCAGAGATTCGCATGGCTTCCGACCCCTTGAATGCAGTCGCGGAGGGATTATTGGTTGCCGCGTTGAATCATGATGAAGGGCAGGTTTAATGTACCAGAGATTAATGTTTGCCATTAAACGGCGAATCTTGGACGAAACCCGAGATGCCTTTAAAGAGCATCCAGCATTTTCTGAGAAAGTTCAGATATTTAATAAGTTTCCCTATAAAGAGAGAATCCAGTATGGGGTGATTCTCCGGAACACTTCAAGTTCTCAGATACGCCTTTCACCTGATAATTTCATGTCTGATCTTTATTCTCTTGTCAGATTAGCAAAACAGGGAACGAATCCCGGTCTTGCTATTGAATGGGTCAGGGAGAATGCGGGGAATATTACTGAAATTGCTGTTGAAGACGTATCTAACCAGTTAGGACCAACACAGAGGCGGTTTTATACAGCAGATCCAATTTTGGCTGGAAAGGATAATACAGAATACGCAGATAATCCAGGCCAGGTTAGAGTGACTATAGATGGTGTGAAAATAATTCCAGAAAGTGTCTCTGGTGAAGACCGTGAAGTTTTGCTGTATCGAGCTACGAATACCGGGCAAGTAGTAGAAATAAATTACTATCATCGTAACATTATACTGCCGAGTATTAATATTATTGAATTTCCCACTGATGAGTCGTTCACAGTTGGTACTATTTATGTGATTGAAGAGGAAGTTCTTGTCAGCAGAACTACAGGTACGGAGACGACAGTTACACTGGGTCACGGAGGGGGTAATAATGTGATTGATACAGGCTCTGATGACCTCTATATTGCATGTGTTGATGGTATACGGCTGTATACTCTGAAGAGAAATGAGGATTATTCAATTAATTATTTGACGGGGGTAGTGACTTTTTTACAGCCGTTAGAGAAGAATTACCGTATTTACGTTAATTACAGGTATCAAGTTGACGGAGCTATTGGAGGCCCTTATTCATTTGAAGCATTTCAGGAAAATAGTGAAGCTATTCCTGGTGTAGTTATTTCTATTGGACGGAGAGCTAAAGCTGGGGATAAACAAGCTATAATGGTATCTAAGTTCAGGGAACAACAGGCAAAGATATATGGTGGTCATTGGGAAATGTCCTTGGATCTGGCTGTTGTCTCGAAAGACCCTACTCAGATGGAACAGATGACGGATCAGATTATTTCATATTTGTGGGGAAAACGTAAAAATGTCTTGGAATATGAGGGTATAGCGCTTAATTCAGTAGAACCTACCGGGGAGACTGAAGAAGTGCACATAGAGACCACGGGGGATTTGTATTATGAGTCCTCGGTGTCTATTAATCTTCAGTCCGAGTGGCAACGTTTCGTACCCTATAATCCTATATATGCATTACGAGGTATTTACGTAATTGCAGATACGAGACATGTATTAAAATCGCCTGTATTGGGGTTTGAAAAATTAACATAAATTTGATAATCTATTAATACATAGCGTAATTAAAATATCTCTTAGGAAAAAATTTATGCCTTTATATGAGTTTGAATGCGAATCATGTGGATTTGAATTTGAAGAACTTTCAAATAATAACGATTCTGTTGGATGTAAAAAGTGCGGAGGAGCTACAAAGAAAAAAATGAGCAGTTTTTCATCGAGAGTGCCAGGAAGTTCAAATGAGTCTATCGATGTGAAAATAGGCAGAGAAGCAAACAAAAGATGGGAAATGCACCATGAGCGTCAAGATACAAGGCGCAAAGGTAAAGAGTTAAAGGATTTGGAAGTTCCGAAAGTAGGAAAAGAATATGCGCCTGCAATGGGTCTGGGTTCAAAAGAGCAAAGGACACAGCGGAAAGAATATTCTGTTGCTTTGCAGGAACATAGGAAAAGAAGAAAGAAACGGGGTCAGAAGCAGTTTTCTGAAACTGGGCCGTTTTAACCTCAAATAACATAACAGATAAGATTTTAGCAGATACGAATAAGATCTCGATAGGAAATCTAAAATAACTGTAAACAATACACACTATGGAGGTTATTATGGGACTTGGCCCTTTTGACAGTTTCTCGTTTCCTGATGTGTATACGAAGACGCTCAATGAGGCTCCTACTGCGACAGCTGCTGGAAATCTTCGTATTTCCGCTTTTATAGGCGTGGCTGATGAAACGATCCCGTTTAACAACTATGAGATGATTCGGGGTTCGAGTTCGATGGCCGACAATAAAATCACTAAGGAAAATGTATCAAGTCAATTTACTGGATCCGAGCGTAATTTTAACGTTACTTATTACCCCATCGTGAAGGGTGATGGAAACGGAACCACTACAACCAGTCCAACTGATGTTATTGTCTACATCAATGATGAATCAGTTGCTGTGTCGTCAGTGAACGGTACGACTGGGGAAATCTATCTGGTAAATATACCAGCGGTCGATGATGTCGTTCTCTGTACGCATTATTTCAAGAAACGTGATACTCTTCACACTGATGAAGACCTTAATGATCAGGTGGACGGTTCACGAGTAATATTTCGTACCCATTATGTTCCTATCGTCAGTGGAAATGGTGGAGGAGTAACCACAACTACTACTTCCCATGTTACTGCGAAGGTGAATAATGTTGCGGTGACTGTCTCTGAGGTTGATGGAGACACCGGACAAGTGACTCTTGCTGTAGCGCCTACTATACTCCAGACACTTACTATCACTTATTACTCAAATGAGCACCAGGATACTTCTGATATCCTTCCTTCTCCGTGGGTTTCAACATTGGATAAGGTAGGGTATTCACCGGGAGCTTCTAATTTTGTGGATGAAGTTGATTTTGTACTTGATACCACAGGTGCTTTCAGTACAGTCAATTGGGGACATTCTTACAAAGTCGCCGCAGGTACCACTACAATAGGTGGAGAAGCTTTTGATGATACTCAGATCACCGGAACTCTTTTTGATAACCGGAATTACCGGAGAGCTGCAACAGGTACTGTTGATGGTACAAATGCTACTTTTACCATTGAGGCTACTCCTAACAGTGGTCAGGGTCTGGGACACACAACAGACCATCCTGATCTCGTTACTGCTTATCATGGAATTTCTGCAACAGATGCAACGGTTGTTGATGTTCTTCAATTGAATGCATCTGCAAAGACCGTTCTTCTTGCAACGCCCCCTGCAGTTGGAGAATCAGTTTATGTCACTCAGTACAGCAATCTTCTTCCTGATGATACCTGGACTCTGACAGATACCACTTCAGATGCTGTTGGCACGGGTACTTATGAGATGCTGGGAGCAAATGCTGGTGTTGCTATGGACGTTCCGTGGTCTACTTCTGATACTTCTGTTGCTGACCCTGACTTTTCTTCAGAGAATGTAACTTATCCGGCAGGAACTGGTGCGGGCAACAGTGATGGACAAGTCGCTCCAGGATATGCTGTTCAGGAAATAGTTTCATTAACTTTTGCTGACGCAACAACTTACACGGTCAGTTCAAGTCACGCGAATGGATCTGGTTCAGGTGGGGATAACACAGGATACCTCAATCAGACCTATATAGATACGATTACTGGTTTCAGAATTACTGTTAACGAGGGTAATCTGGTTGTTTATGCAGCTGCCGATTTTCTTGGTTATACAGTAGACAAGGAATTTATTACCAGTGCTACCCCTAGCCGGGCAGTACCGGGACTTCGTTTGAGAGTAGCGAATACAACTGACATAATAGTCGGTGATACTGCTACAGTGAAAACGTATAATTTGTCTGGAGCTGAGCCGAGTATTGGAGACTTTTACTATGTAGATTTCAGAGAGAACCTTCAATTTGACAGTGAAGGTCTTACAACAGCGACACTATATAGTCAAGAGAATCTTCTTTTGGCTGCAACAGGTGGTCTTACCATAAATAATAAGCTTGGACTTGCTGGTCATCTGGCATTCTTGAATGGTACGAGTATGATTGCTGTTCTGCAGATTGAGAAGACATCCGGTGCAGATGATGCGCCTGCTTCTCGGTACATTGCGGGTATTAATTATTTCAATGAGCCAATGACTGGCGGTGTCAAACCTGTTCTAATGGAACCCCTGACAACAGATACGTCAGTT